CTCTATCTTGTTGAGTTCGACTAATTGAGAGTGTAACAATGGTACAAGGTACTGGAGAATCTTTTGTCTCCTCTTTGATTTTTGAGTTTTAGAAAATAAATCTAAATATTTGTGAACAAAACGATGCCCTTCAATCGGATCAACGTCATTACTAATGAGATATTCATTAATAATGTTTCTTTTACATTGACTTAAATGTTTTAAATCAATTTTATCTGTTCCTTCGCAAATAATCAAATATTCGTTTACTAAATGAATTGATCTAAAAGATCCAGAATGGAATTCTTCTATTCCTTTTTCTTCTTCCGGTCTAAAATACTCAAAATGAACGATGTCTTGTTCAGAAAATTTTTGTAAGTATTCATCATATGTAGGAAAGTTCCTAATATTATACTTAATTTTGTTTTGATCACAACATAATAAAATGTGTGAACGGATATTATCGAATTTTTCCCTACCATGGAAAAAATATTCCCTTAATCCAGAATTCATAGCTGAAACATCTCTCTCTTCTTGAGTTATGCTCATTGAACGCAAACCTATTAAAAACGATTTTTGTATAGATTTTTCAGCTAAAGGTCCAGTATATCTATTTAAATCTTCATTAAAAATAAATCCTCGTTTAAGAAAATCTATTTCATCTAAATTTTTTGTGATATAAGAACCCGGTTTCTTATCGGCTCTGGTATATTTAACTCCTTTCTTAGCTAATGATGTTTGCATACTAGCAAAATTAAATTTACTCTTAATGCTATTATGTACAGAAACAACATTATCATCTCCATACAAAACTTCGCTAACTCTATTTGGAAATAATTCCAATTCTGGATCATCATCAATTACATCTAGATAAGCATATCGAATATACATACCTCCAACAAAACAATTAATGATAACTGTTAAAGGTTCTCCACTAACATGGTTTCTAAGAAATGACATTAATGTGCCATTATAATCAACATAGGCAAAAGCTACATCATTAGCTATTGCATGGTAAACATTTCTCAACTCTGTTTCAGTAAAACCGCAGTAATCATCAAGATGCTTAATCATGAATTCCCCTGCTGTTGCTATGGCATTGTAAATTAATACAGACTCCATTTTCTTGTCATAAGCTTGATAATCTCCATCAAAAATGTTTCCATCTCCAAATTTAAGAATGCGTAAAGCTAAATTATTCCACTCAATTGAGTGGGCATTAATGCCAACAGCACAACCAAATTTATCAGGATTTCTTTGAATAACTCTAATTAAAGAGCCAAAGAACATACGCATCACTATAACTAATGGAGTTGGAGCCCCCATAAATAACCTTATTTTACCAAGATCATTCTTTTCTTTCGATCGGGCTTCATCCTTAGGAGAACCACAGAAAACAGCACAATAACGTCTACCATTTCTATAACAATCTATCATTTCAAAGACAACAGTTATTATCTCTTGATCAACATCATATTTTAACTCTTCTAAATTAAAAGTTATCTTAGTTGATTTTGGTTTTTTCCATGGGAATCCTAAACTAGTTTTCATATCCAATGAATTCACATAATTAACTCCAGTTGCTCCAGACACTGCTGTATCCAAATCATAAAGTTGAATTAATTTAATCTCAT